CCAAAGAAATAATGATGGTAATTGTCCTATATGCCAAGATGAATTACAGAATGATGATGATACTGATTATTGTAAATATTCATGTGGTAATACTTGTCATACTGAATGCTTTTTAAAATGGTATAGCATAAGAGGCAGAGCATTATGTGCTATATGTAAAAGTGAATGGTATTAATTTTAGTCAGTATAATCTTCATTACTATTATATATTTCTGTATATTTCACTATATGAATTTTTGATACTAATTTCTTTGGACAAACCCAAAAATATTCATAGATACTTATTGTATTTTCATTATCATGATATGCTTTTAAATAACTTGATAATTCATAATTCTCTTTTATGAACATATTCATAAATTCAACACTTTCTGCATATGATAGAAATGTTCCCAAGATATCACTATCAAGTGTATAATTTTGAATTTTTATAACCTGATATTTTTCAGTCATTTATATTATTTATTCAGAAAATAATATCAATAAATTATTTACAATATATTCCAAGTGGCTGTCGCATCGCGAAATAGTCCAAAGCTCGTTGTGAATGGTACAAATGCTACCAATGAGAATACCATACCACCTGTTGTTTGTACTTCAACAAATGCAGAAGCATAGTTTGACGTTCCTGTATACATAACAATTGGTATCATTTGATTACTTGTCGGTCGATATAATACTGGTATATTTGTATTTAATACTACAGAAGTTGGACTACCTGTCATAGCTGATATTGTGAATTGTGGTAATATCATTGAACATACATCCCCAATACGAAAGAATGTAATGGGCATGGTTGTTGTGCTTGCTCCTCGGACTGTCATGGTTGTTATAATTGCACCCCCGTTCAATGTTGTTGTGAAATTGGTAATTGCACTTCGAGTCATACTTACCCCAGTTGGACCTGTTGGCCCTGTTTGTCCTAATAGTCCAGTTGATCCCATTGGCCCTGTTGGTCCTGTTTCTCCTGTTGGCCCTGTTGGTCCTGTATATATAGGTTGAGAACCTAATTGACCTGTTGTTGTATCGATAATAACAGCTTGATTTGGTCCTGCTGGCGTAACACCAGAAATACCTGCAATAAAACATTTATTATGCGGAAGAGTCAGACTTCCAATTCGAATAGTTTGATTGTCTGAAAGAACACCATTATTTCCTACTAAAATATTATTACTACCGGACACCAAATTAGACCCACTGTTATTGCCCAATAGAAGGTTGCTGCTACCTGTTACATTAAAGCCAGCCTGATTGCCAATGGCAATATTATTGTTTGAGGATGTTATACTATTTAATACATTAGATCCTATAGCCACATTCGCAGATCCTGATGTCAATGAAAAGAATGTACCGTTACCAATACCCACATTTTGAATAGAACTATTTGTATAATTACCACAAGCACTGCCCAAAAACACATTATTTCTTGTACCGGATGAACTGTAATTGTGAAGTACGGTGTTGCCTTGGACAAAATTACCACTACCACTTGAAGTTGTATTATTTGTTTGAATATTACCATTAGCAGCTAAATTATTATTAAACGTTTTATTTCCTCCTAATGTTTGTGTTGTTGAACTCATAGCACCCCCATTAGAAATATCTGCTGGTTGCATTACTAACTGAGATCCTGTTAATGTTAATCCACTGCTATTAGGAGATGACCCAAATGCTCCAACTGAACCTAATAATCCCGAAGGTCCTGTTTGACCTTGGATTCCTGTTGGCCCTGTTTGACCTTGAATTCCTGTTGGTCCTGTTTGACCTGTTTGGCCTGTATTTCCTCTAATTCCTGTTGATCCAGTTTGACCTGTATCTCCTCTGATTCCTGTTGATCCAGTTTGACCTGTTTGACCAGTATCTCCTCTGATTCCTGTTGATCCAGTTTGGCCTTGAATTCCTATTGGACCTGTTTGACCAGTATCTCCTCTAATACCTGTTTGTCCTATTTGACCAGTGTCTCCTCTGATTCCTGTTGATCCTGTTTGACCTTGAATTCCAGTTGGTCCAGTTTGTCCTGTATCTCCTTTTATTCCGGTTGGACCTGTTTGACCGGCTATTGAACTAATTATTGATGATTTCTCAACATATACTAAACTTGGATTTACTTCATTTGATAAAGAAATCAGTAACTGTGCTGAATTATCAATGTTCAAATAGTATAAATCTTTGATACTCATATTATATTGATAACATGAGATAATAAATAAATTATATTGTGATCCATGATGTTGAAAATTCATAGATAAAACCAGTTGGTAATGTAAAGAATGGACCAACTTGCATTGATACATCACCACCAGCCGTTATATAAACAACACCAGTTACAAATGATGAATTATCACTCACTGAACATAATGCTGATTGAGCATATGTTGGTCTATATATTGCTGGTATTGATGAAACTCCCGTAAAAGTTACTGATCCTGCTGCCATAGTTTTGGATATTATTTCAAATGATGGAATTGTCATTGTTACTGTTTTTCCTGTTTTTGTAAATGATAATGGAATTACAGCAGTACTTACTCCTCTGACAGTTGAAGATGTAATAACACCTGCATCAAGTAACATTGTGTAATTTTGTGTTAAAAAATTATCAATGGATTGTGATCCTAATTTATGTGTGGCTGGATCTATCATCACCAATTGTGATGTTCCTGTTGGTGTTACGCCAGCAATACCTCTCATATAACATGCAAGTGTGCCTGACATCCCAATTCTTATATCACCTGTTATGCAATTTCCAACTGTCCCATTTGAAATTTCAATGGCATTTGATATATTTGTAGGATTTGCTAAACAATTAGATCCTATTCCTATCACTTCAGTTCCAGCTGTTAAATTTAATGCTGCATTAGTCCCTATTAATACGCAACCTGCTGCACTAATTAATGCACTCCCAGATGAGGCTCCATATGTACAATTTATACTTCCAGTTGTTATATTTTCTCCTGAACTTGCTCCACAACATGTATTTGATGCTCCTGATGTTACTGAATTTAATGCATTTGCTCCTACTGCACAATGACCAGTGTTTGTTAATGAATAATTTCCTGCTGAATTTCCTACAAATGTATTTAACCCACCATACCCATGTAAAAATGCATTCCCATTTATTTGAACTGTTCCTGTATCATCATTCGTTGTTGTTGGTAATAAAAATGATTTTGCTGTCACTAATCCTGAAAATTGCTTATCGCCTGCAATTCCTTGTGATGTTGTACTTAAAACTCCAGGTTGTATGGCTGAGGCATATTCAGCTGTTAAAACACCACTTACTAATCTTAAAACATTACCATCAACTGGACTTATTGGTAATCCTATTGATAATGATGAAGCTGGACCTGTTGCTCCTGTAAATCCTCTTTGCCCTGTTGGACCTGTTTGCCCTGTTGGACCTATTAGACCAATTATACCAGTTGGACCTGTTGGACCAATTATACCTGTTGCACCCCTAGGCCCTGTTGGACCAAGACCTATTGACGATCTTTCGACATGAAATAATCCATCACCTATTCCTGTTGATCCAGAAGTATATCCAATTAATGCTTCACAACTATTATTAATGTCAAGATAATATAAATCCTTAATACTCATTATAATATATTTACGTTATATTATAATTTTAATTTAATCAATTTGCCATGTTAAAAATACATCGTTGATTGTACCACATTGTAGTAATATGTTATCAGATGGATTCGCTAATGAAAAAGACATTGTCCCGCTTGAATCAACTATCCATACGCTAAAATTATTTAATAAAGATGAAGGAAAATTACTTTGTAATGTTAATGTCCCTGATTTTGTATATGTTGGTCTATATTCTACGGGAAAAGAAGTTGTTGCACCTCCACCATATATATAAAGACTATTAGCATTTGGCGGATTTGTTGTTAATGATGTTATTGTAAATTGAGGTATTGTACATGTTACTATGTTTCCTATTTTTGTAAATTGAACTGGAGTTATCGGTAATGGTGGACTATTTGGATTACCTCTTAAAATTAACCCAGTTATGCTCGACCCAACAAAAGCTGGAAATGCACTTGTTACCAAATGTGTTACATCAGTTCCAACACCTGTTGGCCCTGTTGGTCCACCCCCTTCACCTTCTGGTCCTGTAAATCCTTGTTGACCTGCTGGACCTGTTGGACCTGTAACCGGATTTTGTGGACCGGTTGGACCTGTCATACCTCTTGGACCTACTGGCCCTGATGGACCAAGCACAAAAATAGTTGATCCTGTATTACCAATAGGCCCTGTTATTCCACGAGGTCCTGTTGGTCCTGCATTCATATTTTGTGGACCCGTTGGACCTGTTGGGCCTGTAGGCCCTCTCGATCCTGATGAACCATTTATAGAATCCTTTTCAACATGCACTAATCTTCTTATGTCTGTAACTATTCCAATGAGCTTATCTGCATCATTGTCTGTACTCAAATATAATAAGTCACGAATACTCATATTATATTGTTATATCACATAATATTTATACTAATAATCGATTTCCCATAACAAACAAACATCGGTTGTTGTACCACATTGTAATTGAAATTGATCATTTGGATTGGCTAAACTGAAAACAAGTGTTCCATCAGGTCGAGCAAACCAAACAGCCAAATTATTAAAACCTGTTGATGTATTATTAATCATTGTTATTGGACCTCCTTTATAATATGTTGGTCTATATATCTCAGGAAATTCTGGAGCAACTCCACCACCAAATAAAAATAACCCATTACTTGATGGATTTGATGACCATGCTGTTACTGTAAATTGAGGAACCGTACATGTCACTAAATTTCCTATTCTTCTAAATTCAAAACCACCAAAAACACCTGGAGGTGCATTCACAATTCCTCTTATTACTGATCCTGTTATTTGTGATGTGCTATTAAATAATGGAGCTGCTGGTACTATGTTAAAATTTATATCTAAATTGGATCCGGTTGGACCTGTTGGACCTGAATTATCACCAGCTGGACCTGTAAAACCAGTTAAACCAGTACTTCCTGATGGACCTTGTGATGTACTTGGAGGACCTATTGGTCCCATAAATCCTCTTAATCCTGTTGATCCTGTTGGCCCTTGAATGAGATTCACTAATCCAGTTGCCCCTATTGGACCTGTGGGCCCAATTAATCCAGTTGCTCCTGATATTACACTTGCTAATCCCGTTGGACCTGTTGGACCTGTTTGTCCTCTTGATCCACTTGATCCGCTTATCGTATCTTTATCAACGTGACGTAATGAAAGAGGATTTTCTATCATCCCAATTAATATATCAGCATCATTATTCACATTTAAATTAAATAAGCCAGTAATACTCATTATATATCTTGCGTTAGAAATTAATTAATTTCCCATTGAAATACCAAATCATATTGTGAACCAAATGTTACTTGAAATTGATCTGATTGATTCCTCAAATAAAGATATAAATAACCTGTTGTTCCTACTTCCCATAATGCTAAATTACGTTGTGTTAATGATGGATATGTGCTTATTAATGATATTGTTCCTCCTGTTCTATAGCCCGGAAGATATTGTGCAGGTATTGATGTTGATGGCGCTGGAGGACCAAATAAAACTAATAGATTTGTATCAGGCCCACCTATAACAGATACCTCAAATGCTGGAAATGTACATGTGACTAATTTACCAGTTAAATTAAATGTTACTGGAAAAAGATTAAATGGAAATGGATTACTTACTCCCCTTGTTCTTGCTGCAATAATACCCCCTGATGTATCAAGTATGAAAGTACTTGTTATTGTTGTATTACTCGATACTAATCCTGTTGCTCCTGTTGGACCTAATGGACCTGTTGTTCCTTTAGGACCTAATGCCCCTGTTGGACCTCTTGGACCTGTTGGGCCTGTCGGCCCATTGCCTATCCCATTAAATCCAGTTTGACCCAAAGCACCTGTTGGTCCTGTTGGACCTGTTGGACCTATTGCATTTAAATTTGGTGGTCCCTGTGGCCCTGTTGGACCTTGGCGACCTGTTGCTCCAGTAATACCATTCGGTGCTCCAGTTGGACCTTGGCGACCTGTTGCCCCTGTTGGACCTGTATAACCTGTAAATCCACCACCACCTATTGTTGATGTCTCTACATGGACTAACTTGTTTCCAAATATACCAATTATTACATCAGCATCATTATTTGTTTGCAAATATAGCAAGTCTTTAATGCTCATATATTATAAATAAAGATATTAAACTGTTAAAGCTGTCACAATTTCATCATAATTCATTTTATATTGTTTTGATAATCTATCTAATAATGCCTTGTACTCATAAAGATTATAGTTGCGACATAATAATCTTACGATACAATGCCTACCACATGTTTTGATATCACCTTTGTGTTTTTGGAAGGCAAATTCATTGTAACTTAACTCATATGGGGAATTTAACATTAATAATGATAATCTAGGCTTTAATTGTCGTGTTTTCTTTCTAAAAGAATCATCAATATATAATAATGTGTCATCCGGATATCCCCCATATGGGTTGAAAAATTCTAATTTTGAATTACTCAATTTAAATATTAATACCCAATGACCATAACTTGGCTTTGACTCAAATAAAAGTATGCATGCCCCATAAGGACCTAATAATTCATCTATTGATCTGTATTTGTATAGATTTGGATATACTTCTATATTAACTCTACCATGGACCTTTTTGAATATATCTTGATTAGACAAGGCTACGTTCTCATAATGCTTTATCAATTTATTCATATAATTAACACTACAAAATAAATGCTCCCTTATCATAAATTACATGCATTGGGTATGATTTTGATATTGTTACCCATCTTGATCCTAATGCTAATATTGTATCTATTTGATTCTTCCCTAATTCAAAATATGTTGCTAATGCATACCTTATTTGCTGTGATGATCCTGATTTTGGAAATACTGTCATTGTTTGGATTTCATTCATAAGACATCTCGCATATTTCTTCTCATCTGGTATTATTAAATGATTTGTTATTATTATATTTATATCTAATTTTCTTCCAACCTCACATATATCACATATTAAATGTTCAATATATTTCTTTAATTTAATATCCCTTATTGTTCCACAATCGTCAAATAGTATTATTGCCCCATTTGGTAATTCTGTTTCAATATCTATCGGCTTTTCCAATAAATTATTATCTATCGGAATTTGTAATACTTTCATTCCCTCAAATACTGGATCCTTTTTATAATCTGTTCTTGAAAATAAAAAAAATGGCTTATCTGGATAATAATTTACATATGGTCTTATTAATTTCATTGCATGTGTACTCTTACCTGATCCAGATGGTCCAGCAATATATGTTACTGACCGTTGACATAATGGTAATCGGGGCTCTAATACACCAGCTGATAATGTCATTATTATACAATATGATCTCTTTATTGTCTCATCATTCTCATCAACATCTTTATCAATATATATTAACTTATCATCTAACTTACCACCAATACCTTTTGCAATTACTACACCTTTTTCTAAGTTTATCATATATTATATAAAAACATATTATTTGGCATTTTACAACATTTATATATTGTTAAAATTGTTTTTCATAATAAATTTATGGTTTCTTATGTATATAGATTTAACCAATGAATATCAAGAATATACAAGAAAACTTGAAAAAAGGACAATCTTTAACATTATATAGTGCTGAAGAATTAAAGTATTTAGAATCACCAATCGGTAAAATAATTTATAATACTTCAGTTGAAGAAAATGAAAAACCTATACCAAATAATACAAATATACCAAAGGAATGTATTGGAACAGTTTATAAAAACTGGTATGATAAAGTCACTTGTAATGTTTGTGGGGCTGTAACTGTTAGGTCAAATCAAAGCCAACATAAACATACAAAAAAACATAAGGTATATGCTGATATGAATGAAAAAATAAGAAAATTGTTATTAAATAATATATAAACCAATAATATACAATGTCCATAGGAAGATCTACTGTTCTCAGATCAACTGATAATATTTATGTAAATATTGCTATTGATCATCCAACTACCATATATAATCCAAATCCTTTAATCCCTCCACAAAAAACTGAACCAGTTACAGCAGAATTTAATCAATGTTTTACTAATCCATTACTTGCAAAATCTTCTGATTATTATTTGTCAGTAACGCGATTTGATATTCCTTTAAATAGTATTCCTTTGTATGTTATGAATCAAATTATTCCAAATCAGGGGAATCCAAATCTTACAAAACTTATAATTGGATTTTCATTGGGAGGTGTTGCATATCCAATATATTTAACTTTCTTGCCAAATGGTGGTTTTGATGTTCCTGATCAAAGTAATTCGCTACAACAAATTATTACACCATATTATTATTGTTACAGTTACCAAATTTTATTAGATATGATTAATAATGCAATTAATGTATCATGGATTTTATCTGGAATTGGAGGACCATTTGGTTTATTCCCTCTTGCAACAGCACCATATTTTTATCTTGAGTCTTCAACTTCATTAATTACATTAGTCATACCGCAACAATTTAAAAATGTTCCAGCAATTGATATGTTTTGTAATGATGCTTTATTAAATTATATTGATGGATTCCCAGTTAAATTTAATGGTTTTAATAGTGCATCTGGAAAAGATTTTGTATTTGATTTTTCAAGTCTTAAACCTAATGATGCTTATGCATTACCACCGGATACAATATCAACTCCCCCAAGTTATTATAAAATTGAACAAGAATTCTCTACATTGGCAATTTGGTCTTCTTTGAAGAAAATTGTTTTATCAACCAGCAAAATACCAATTAATACAGAACTTATACCAATTGCCGGAAATACAAATTTGGGTATTAATAATTCATTTCCAATATTAACTGATTTTGTTCCTATTATTAATAGGGCTGGAGATTCTAAAGGTATAGCATATTATTTACCATCAGCACAATATCATTTGGTGGATATTTTTAATGATGGCCCATTGCAAGATATAGATTTGAAAATATTTTGGCAAGACATAAATGGTAATTTGAATCCTGTTCAAATCACACAAAATCAACAGATTAATATAAAATTGGCTTTTCTCAAAAAATCACTCTATAAAAATGAATAATTTAATCAAAATTTATTATCTTTTTATTTAATATACAATAATGTCTATTAATTATCAACCAATGACGCCTGTTGAGGTCAGAGATCCTAGAACTATTATAAGAACACATAGGGATTTCGCTGTTTTGAAAGCAGGATCTCAAACATCATGGAAACGATGGACTACATCGTCTGTTTCAAATAGTTCATTGAATTTTACATGTACTCCTCCAAGTGCCAGTAATTTCGTCGATTCAAAGATTTATTTATATTTACCAGTTAGATTAACATTTAATGCTACAAATACTTCTGGAGCCCCACAATACATATTTCAAGGGGATCTTGATGCACCACGAGCTTGGCCTGTTAATTCAGCCATTGAAACATTCTCTTCAACTATTAATAATCAGCAAGTAAGTATTAATTGCGCTGATGTTATACAAGCAATGTCTCATTTCAATAAAGATCCTGAATTGTTAAATGGAGATTTTTCAATGTTCCCTAATGAACCTGATCAATCACAACAATATGGTGATCTTGATGGAACTATTAGAAATCCATTGGCAAGTTATGGTAACTGTAATGATTTGGCTGCATTACATAGAGGTGCTTTCCCATATTATGTTGTTCAAAATCCTCAATTGGCCGCAGGAGCCAGTGGTGTTGGTATAATTGATATCGCATTCTGCGAACCAATTATTTGCCCACCTTATTATATGGGATCTGATGAAAGGGCTGCATTCATTAATGTAACTTCAATGGACTTCAATATTAGTTTCCTTTCTAATGCTGGAAATCGATTCTGGTCACATAATGCTGATGACTCAAGCATAAATATCACTAATGTTGGATATGCTTTTGGAGGATCACAGCAAGGACCAACATCACCATTGTTTGGAGGAACTCAATGTGAAATGCATATTCAATACATTACACCACAAGATACTCAAATAATTTCACCTACAATGCCATCTGTATACCCATATTTTGAAGTTCAAAGATTCGCAACACAACAATCAGATTTACCTGCACATGTTGAAACCACTATGACATCCAATAATATTCAATTATCGTCAATACCAACTAAAATGTATATCTTTGTAAGAGACTCAAATAATAACTTGTATAATAATTGTCAATTAACTGATACTTATCTATCAATCAGAAACTTGAGTATGCAATTCATGAATCAAACTGGTTTATTGTCTTCAGCATCACCATTACAATTATATGCAATGTCTGTTAAAAATGGTTTGAAGATGAATTACACACAATGGGGAGGTGATCCTACTAATGCTAATATTGCATCTGCTACACCTATGGCTGATTCATATTTTACAATCGGAAGTTTAATTTGCGTGGAATTTGCAACGGATGTGGGGCTTAATTCACTTTCCGCTCCTGGTAAGCTCGAACAATGTATGTTTCAATGCACAGTACAAGCTAAAAATAATTCGGAAAGAACTATTTCACCAGTTTTGTATGTAATCCCTGTATTCGCTGGTTCATTCACTATTCCTTGCGCCGGTCAAGCATTAATTAATATTGGTTGTATATCAAGCTCTGATATTCTTAACGCCGCACAAAATCCTGCATATTCGTATGCTGATGTACAAAAGGTTAATGGCGGTAATATATTTACTGACATCAAAAACTATTTCACGCAAAAAGTTTTGCCTTTCGTAAAACAACATCAATTAGCTTCTAAAGCTCTTTCATTCATACCGCACCCTGCTGCACAATTAGCTTCCAAAGGAGTCGCCGCCCTCGGTTATGGGGATGGAGTTATGGCCGGAGATGGAGTCATGGCAGGTGATGATTATGGAGGTGTTGTATTGGGTGGACGTAGAATGACCAAAGCACAATTACATAAAAGACTCAAACATTATTAATCAAACTATTACCTTTATTTAATTATTTGGTATTCTGTTACCCATTAACAGGATATTGATACTATTATTTTCCACCGCAATTTTCTCTCTCAACTTAAAATTTATCGGATTCTTTTTAATATGGGTTTTATGAAATTTTCCTATTGAAATAATTATTGGGTTTTAGAAATTTGAGGATAAAAATTGCGGTGGATTAATTTGAAAATATTTTATCATCATATAATATATGTTGGAAGCTGATAAAAATCAAGCCCGAGATAAGGTTAATTCTTATCAGAGAGAGTATTATGCTAAAAATATTGAAAAGAAGCGGGAATATCAAAGAATTTATTATTCAACAAAAAGCAAAAAGCCGCAGAATAAATACTATAATGATAATAAACAAGAAATACTGCTTAAAAGAAAAGAGTATTACATCAAAAATAAAGATAAGATCAAACAAGACTATCAGAAGATAAAATTAATTAGACAAATTCAAAATGAATATGATGTGGATAAAAATATGAACTTGCCTATTACAATCAATTTATCAAAAGGTTCTATTATTATCAAGGAATATAAAGATGATATTACACTCGCTGAATTTCTTGGAAATGATATTGATAATGTTAATGAATTTATTCAAAAAGTAAAGGAAGCGAACTCGCAGCATAACTCATGAATTAATACACTAATAAACAGTATATAATCCACAATAAAATGAAAATAATTATCATTGTTATAATAGTTATTTAAGATATATATGTAAATGTCAGCAAAAAATATGTCAATTTGGGTACTCACTACAACGGATTTGGAGTACCCAATATTAGTTCACAAAATAATTCTTTATATGTAATTAAATTTCTAAACCACTAATATAATATGGAACAAAGAATTCGTGAAGTTCTTCAAGCTAAAATTGCAATGGGCGCCGGAGATGAAAATGATTATGGCGAATACAATGATTATGATGGCGGTTATCGAAGAAAAATTAAAGCTACAAGAAGACGTAGAGGTGGCCAAGATGATTGTGGTGGTAATGGTACAAAAGCAGGTGCTAAAAAAAATGATTGGATTAAATTTTTAAAAAAAAAGACAAATTCAAAATTATCAATGGCACAAAAATTAAAAAAATATCATGCTGAACAAAAAAAAGTTAAAAAAGTTAAAAAAGTTAAAAAAGGTGGTAATATCGGTGGATATGGAAAAGTTAAGGGTGAAGCTGAAAAAGCATTTAATAAATATCTTAAAGAAAGACAAGCTAAAAATCCAAAATTAACTGTAGCCCAAGTTAAAATAGCTTTTAAAAAATTATCATTGGCTAAAAAATATGAATTAGCTGGAAGAAAAACAATTGCTAAAAAAGCACCTAAGGTAAATAAATATATTGCATTTTTACGCAAATATAAAAATTCAGGTTTGACTTTTGCTGAAAAATTAGAACAATATTACATAGAAAATCCACAAACAGTAATACCAGAATTACCATTAACTACAGTACAACAACCATTAAGTACCATAAAACGTTTAAATAATCAAATTAAATATGATGAAAATAAACGAAAAAGAATCGAAAGAGAACATCAAAAATTACTACAACAACAACAAAAACAAGTTATTGATCCTTTTTTACAAGAACAAATGGAAATGGCTGATGATTCTATAATACGTAGAGGTCAAGGATATGGTGGATATGGAAAAATAATTGGAGAAGCTCAAAGAGCATTTAATATATATTACAGAAGACGCCGAAAAGTTAATCCAAATATTACAAAAGTACAAGCAAGACATGCATTTTCAAAACTTAAAATTGCAACTAAACGAAAATTATTAGGCAAATAAATTAATATTCATAATATTATGTGATGTATAATTATATATCATATAATGGCATTTGTTGGAATGAATCCGTATACGAACCTTAATGCTTTTGTGGGTAAGAGACCTGAAATATCATTTCCACAAGAAGTTGTTAATAACATTAAATTAGTCACTATTTTCCCAGATGGAAATCCTAAGGTTGAAGGATCATACATTTTCAGAATACAGCGATACCCTGCTGATGTTGATCTTGGAGAAACTATTACTGAATCTACTTCAGTTGATACACTAATTGATGAATTCATAGTCGCATTAAAAAGAACTGTTAAAAATATTCTAAGAGCACCCGAACATTATATATCCGATTTTAAAGCTGGTACTAACCCCGAATATGCAAATTTTGATGCTGGAAACTTAACTAATGGTATTTGGTATCTTGATAGACATAAATTATATGGCCAAATTAAAGATGCATACCATTATGGACTCTTTAATAGTGATGAAGCCGCACAACTTGTTAAACTTACAATGACTGAAGGTGATGATGAAAATAGATATGACTTATTAAAAGAAATTATTAGAGAGAAAAAGACTTTGAGATGGACCACTAAAGAAATTGATAATGGATATCAGAGAATAGTTAGAGAAACTGGTACCTCACATGTTATATATTTGCGCGATGCCCTTAAACAAAGAGGTATTGTCAAAATGGATATATTGTGCAAAAGTGCTGGAAGATTTATTGAAATTACTAACTTTGTCACTTTGAATGTTATTATTAATGATGGAATTATTGAACCAATCAATATGCCTGAAAGAGATTTGATGGTCGAAATTCCAAAAGAAGTTGAAAAATTGTATTATTCTGATATGTATTACTCACCATTTAAAATGATTAAGAGATTGTTTTCTTTGTATAGAATGAGAAATAGACCTGAAATAATTGATAAAATCGCTGGAATCATATCATCTGATGTATCACTATTATATCAAATTAAAAGTGAAATAGATACAATCATACAATTGTTTGGAATAACTAAAGTTCCTCCTATGAAAAGCATTAATCATGAGTTAGATGAAATGAAAATAAGAATTGCAACTATTATTCAATTATCTGATGCTGAAATTATTGAAATATGTGATGCAATCAATAAAGCTATAAAAGTTACAACTGCTCAAATGAAAGAAGATGCACTTGAACTGGTATTACCAATATTAAAAAGAAAAATCAATTTTCTTACAATCAATTATTTGAACCAAATAGGATGGAATCCTCCACCACAAGAATTTCTTCCACCTGTTGCTACATACAATCGCTCAAAGGTTAGAACCCCAAATGAAAATCCTTAAATTATTATTGGAAAAAATATTTTCTAAACATATAATATATAATGTATAAATCTAACAATAATCCTGAAAAAATGATACCTGAATTACCAAATCATGTTCTTGTAAATGGAGTTAAATATTATCATGAATTTTCAACACAATTTGGAAAACAATATTTTGAAAAGTTATTTTGCCCTAATCCAATGTGTGAATCAGAAATAACCACGCATAATTCATTACATAAATGTGAGATGTGTAGTAGATTTTTATGTAGTTTATGTTTGGGAAATTGTATGATAATAAATGATGATGAAGTTATTAATTTATGTAATAATTGTAATAAGTCTAATTCTGATTCTTGTTCTAATTCTGATTCTGATTCTGATTCAGATGATAAACTTTTGATTAATGCTCTTGTTGATCACATAATGCAAATAACTGATGATTCTCATGAAATTAATATT